CGGAAACGGCGAACGAGAGCGACATCACCGCGGCGATCGAGAAGGCCACGGCGGCCCCCATCGAGGCGTCTGCCGGCGTGCTGAAGCTCCTCGGGGCAGATACTCAGGACGCGGCAAGCGCGCGCGCTCAGGACCTGCAGAAGCTAAGCATTGCGCTTCTGGCCTGCACTGGATCGACGTCGACCGATCAGGCGCTGGCTCAGGTGACGCAGTGGCGTGACAGCGCCGCGCAGGCGACGAAGCTCCTGGCACAACTCACCGAAGCTCAGGCTCAGGGCAAAAAAGCCGAGCTCGAGGCCATGATCCAGAGGCTCTCTGGTCAGGGGAAGCTCCCGCCGGCGTCCCACGAGTGGGCACGGGTGAACTTCCAGACCGCGCAGGCGCTCGAGCAGTTCGCGCTCTCGCTCCCGTCGTTCGTTTCGCTCGGTCCGACCGAGAACGCGGCGAGCGCAGTGCAGATGACGGCGGAAGACCGCGAGGCCTGCCGCCTTACCGGATGCAGCGAGGAAGCATTCCTCGAAGCGAAGAAGATTGAAAACGAGAAGCGCCGCGCTCAAGCGCCGGCGGGAGTTTGAGTCATGGCCGCACTTACCGCTGACAAAGACGTTGCAGAGAAGTTCAACCCGGCCGGGATGGAACACGCCATCATCGGAACGGACTCGACCCAGTACTACAAGGGCGGCATCGTCTGCGTAGCCCAAACGACTGGATTTCTGGTGAAGGGCGCCACGGCGACGACGCTAATCGCGGTCGGTCGCTGCGAGGAGAATTTCCTCACAGGCGTGGGCAACACCCGAACGATTCGAGCTCGCTCAGGCGTCTTCGGTCCCTACCTGAACTCCGCGGCCGCCGACGCAATCGCGGCCGACGACGTGGGCAAGGCCTGCTTCATCGTCGATGACCAGACTGTCGCCCTGACGGACGGTGGCGCAACGCGAAGCCGCGCCGGAATCGTTTACGAAGTGGACGCTGTTGGCGTGTGGGTGTCGTTCACCTTCCCGCAAGCGATTTCCTGATCGCCCTGACTTTCTGAGGAGAACCAGACACCATGCTCATTACGAAGCCGGCGATCCAGTCGCTGCAAACCTCTTTCCGATCGCACTTCGACGCCGGCTGGCGCGACAGCGTGTCGTGGCAGAGTCGAATCGCCACCGAGATCCCGAGCGGGACGCGCACCAACACCTACGGGTGGATGGCGCGCATTCCGAAGATGCGGAAGTGGCTCGGCCCGAAGGTCATCCAGAACCTCAACACCCACGCGTACACGCTCGAGAACGAGCCTTACGAGCTCACGGTGGGCGTGGATCGAGACGACATCAAGGACGACCAGCTTGGCATCTACAAGCCGCTTTTCAACGAGCTTGGCCGGGCTGGCCGAAAGTGGCCCGACCAACAGGTGAAGACGGTTCTCCAGGCCGGGACTACCCAGCTCGGCTTCGACGGTGTGGCGTTCTTCGCGACGACGCATCCGCTGAATCCGGCTGGCAACCAGTCGAACAATTTCGCCGCAACCGCTCTCACGGCCGCGAACTTCGCAGTCGTCCGAACGGCTATGGCTGGGTTCACTGGTGAAGACGGCGAGCCGCTCGGCGTGAACGGAAACCTTCTGATCGTGCCGCCCGCCCTCCAGGACATGGCGAACACGATCGTGACGGCCACGTTCGGCGCGTCCGGAGCGTCCAACGTTCAGGCGGGACAGGCGAACGTGCTCGTCGTTCCCGAGCTCGCCAACCAGGCCACCACCTGGTACCTGGCCGACACGAGCTCCGCGATTCTGCCGCTCATCTGGCAGGTCCGCGAGCCCGTGAATTTCATCTCCAAGACCGAGGTCACCGACGACAACGTCTTCTTCCAGCGCCAGTTCATCTGGGGCTTGGAGGGGCGCGGGGTCGCTGGATTCGGACCTTGGTTCTTGATGTCGCGCGCCATCGCCTAATAGCGCTAAGGATCGCTGAGGCGTGCCGAACCCGCTCGTAGTAACGCTCCACGCAAGTGCTGCGGAGGCAGCGTCAGGCTCGGCCGCCTCGGTTGATCTTCTGCCCGTCACGCTCGTGCCCACGCGCGGCGTGACGGCGGTCCGGCTCGAGGCAACCGCGGTAAGTACCTCGATCGAGGTAAGGATTGAGACGAGCACGGAGCCAAGCGGTGGGCTTTGGCGTGCCCTCTACGCGCAGGTTCTCGCCAAGCCGACTGTCGTCGACTTCATTGCGGCACCCTGCGACCGGTACATCAGAGCGTCCTGGACGCTACCGGCGGCCGCTACGGCAACGTTTGCGGTCACGGGCATCGCGCATGTCGTCTACCTCGGGCCGAACGACGTTCCACTTCCTGGTGAAACGAAGACGACCGATACGCAAATGCTCTGGTCTGAGATCCTGAGCCAGAGCTCCGAGGCAGACGGCTACCTCGGCAACGCCTACACGCTCCCACTCGAAAGCTTCGGCTCGAGCCTGAGTCGGCGGGTTGGCGCGATCGTCGCCTACAACCTGCTTTCTGGAATCGGCTTCCAGCCCGATGGTGCCGACGAGATGATCCTCAGCAACCGTAACGACGCGCTCGCGTGGCTTCGGATGGTCGGTGAGGGAAAGATCAAGCCGCCCGACATCGTGGACGGGACACCGACCGTATCGGGACGTTTCCACGCTCGGGTGACGAGTACAGCGGCGCGAGGCTGGTAGTGTGGCGACATCGAGCGAACTCGTCATCGATGCGCTCATGGCGCAACTCGAGGTCGTTCGTGGCATCGAGGGCACCGAGCCGGCTAGCTTTGAGCACCAGTTCGGCAACCTCAAGGACTCCGAGCACGGGCCGACGCCCAGGATCGTTTGGATCCATGAGGGCGGGATCGTTCTTGAGACCGAGAAAAACCCGGTCGTCGCCGATGGCGAGCCTCAGCCAGTTGGACAGCGTAGGGCGCTCTACAGAGCGCGGTTGCGTTTCAAGATGAAGGAAGAGTGCGAGCTAACACTCGACCAACTCGTGCGTGCCGGGCGACTGCTACCAGTCCCCGACCGCGTTCTCTTCGAGGGGGCCCGCTACGAATTCATCACGCAGGTCGAGGGAAGACACATCGAGGGAGCCCATCTGCTAGATGCGATGATCGGTGTTCACGTGCCGATACCGGCAGAGCCGATCGACGCAGATGCTGAGGTCGAGATTGCTTCAACCGAAATCCGCACCGGAATCGAGTCGCCAGCGGGCGAAGCCGAATCCGCTACTGCCTACGAAGTCAACGAATGGGTTGACCCGGACGTGACGAGCGAAAGCTAACGGATGGGTTTGACCGGCGACTTCCACAAGCTCGAGCAGTGGGCGCGCTCGGTCGATGACCTCGGCTCGTCAGGTTCTATCAGCGACGCATCGAAAGCCCTTGCCGGTGAGGCGCTCTCGCTCACCGACCAAGCATTCGAGCGAGAGCGCGCGCCGAATGGCGCCAAGTGGGCACCAAAGAAACGTCCCGACGGTCGCAAGGTCGGTCAGGGCAAAACCGGCAGACTCCGCGACTCGTACCGACTCAAACACTCCTCAAGATTCGGTTTCACAATCGGCTCGGACGCCAACTACCGACGTTGGTTCCACGGCGGGAAGAAGGGGCAACGTCCCCGGCCTCTCTCGCCCGGTAACCGCATCCCGCCGCGATGGGATCGCGCCTTCGACCGCGTTTGGCGCGCGCACTGTCTCGTGAAGTTGCGCCTGAAGTAAAAACACCATGACCGACAAGAAAAACGACCGGGAGGACGCTACCCGTCCATCCGTTGCAACGCCCGCCGCGCCTGCCGCAAAGCAGGGCGACGGCAAGCGCACGCCCGAAGAGTGGGCCCCGACTTTCGGGCAAGTCCGCCCGAAGACGTTCGAGGAGACGATCACGATGGTCAACGGAAAGCCGTTTGACTTCGTTGGCCAGTTCCTCTGGCAACACGAGGCGGCGGTGGTCCTCCATGGGTGGAAGCTTCACGCGCACCATGCGGGCGAGCCGTTCAGGCTCAGCAAAGCCGATTACGAAGCCGCGCTCAAAGCAGCCAGCGAGACGAACGAAAAGGGCGAGTACACGCCGCACCCAGCTGCGCTCTCACCGCACGCCCCCAAGACCGAGCCGAAGCCGGAACTCCCGGAAGAGGAAGAGTAGCCGATGCCCTATCCGGGTACCGTAACGATCACCGTTCAGGACGGCGGGCTTCAGCTCGTCTCCGGTGGAACGAACTTTCCGTTCGTCATCGGCGGCTCGAGCGCCGGGACCGCCGCACAGCTCTACCTCGGAACAGATCCGCAGGCGTTCAAGGCGGCTGTTGGGCGCGGTCCGGGCGTGGACATCGCGCTCGATTGCATTTCGGCCGCAGGGGGCTGCTTCTTCCTCAAGACCGCCACGAGCGTTGCCGGCGTGAACAGCGTCCTCACCGCCACCAGAATCGGGACCAGCACCGGCACCATGACGGTTTCCGTCGGCGGCGCCACGCACGATTTCGCGATCAAGATCCGCATCAAAAAGACCGGCACGGTCGGGGTCGGCAAGTTCGATTATTCGCTCGACCGCACGAACACCACGGCTGACGCAGAGCGGACGTTCTCGGAAGAGATCACGATCCCCTCTGGCGGCACGTTCGTCGTCCCTGACGCTGGGTTCACGTGGACGTTCACGCCAGGTGGCGGCCCGACCTTCTTCGAAGTCGGCGACGTGTTCACCGGAACGTCGACGACGGCACACTACAACACGACCGACCTCGGGACGGCCATGGCCGGCCTGTTCATTGGTGCGAACGGGGCGCTGCTCACAAACCGCAAGATCCGCAAGGTTTGCTGGGCTGGTAACCCGGCAACAGCGGCAGCCGCTGCAACGCTTGCCGCTGCGATTGCAACCCACATGGGGACGCTCGCGACGAACAAGCACTTTGCGCGCTCGATGATGGACGGCGGCTCGATCGACACGAGCTCGAACTACCTCTCGGCATTCTCGGCGGTCTTCGCGAACTCCCGCGTTGCCGACACCTACTCACTCGAAGACGCCATCAGTCCGAACCCGTTCGCGGGCTTTGGGATCCCGCGCGTTTCCGGCCTATTCTCCGATTTCGGTCGAGCCGTCCGCGCTCAGATTTCCGAGAACCTCGGTCGCGTCGCCTCAGGCCCGCTCGATGGTTGCGTGGCAATCGCAAACGACGAGTCGAAGAACACGCTCTTCACCGAGGCGGACAAGACCCTCACGTTCCGCACGGATCCGAGCGGTCCCGGCTTCTTCATCACGAACGGCTACCTGAAGAGCTCCGCCGGTTCCGACTTCCTCTACTGGGATTATGGAGTCCTGCTCGACGAGGGCACTACGGTCGTGGACCGCGAGCTCGCGCGCTACCGGCTCTCGAAGGTCAGGACCATCAAGATCCCGTCTCAGACGGCGAGACCGATCGATCCGCGGAATGCGGCTCAGATCGAGATGGCGATCAACTCTGCGCTTGCCGAGGTGATGCGGGGCCCGACGGTGGACAACCACCCGAGCCACGTCGAAGAGCAGGTGTTCACGATCGACCAAACAAACGACGTATTCGGGACAAGGATCGTTCGCGGCACATATCGCGCGGTCCCACTCCCACCTGCTGAAAACTTCGAAGTGACCGTGGGCCTTGCCCGCTCGGTGACGGTGTAACGATGCCGACAGTAACGGTAGACAACGTCGCCTACGATCTCCAAAACTGCGAGGTTGAGCTAGTAACGGCGGGCGGCACGCTCGGCCTGGTTGGTGGGCTCGAGGAGCTCAACTACTCCCACAAGATCACGCGCGAGCCGATGCGGCAGGGGCGCGCGATTGCAGCATGGACCGACGGGGAACCCGAGTACGAGGCATCCATGACGGTCCAAAAATCCTACTGGGATTACTGGTGCGCAGCAGCTCAGGAGATCGGCATCGGGCTTGCGATGATGCAGCTCACGATTGGTGCCACGTACTTCAAAAATCAGATCCTTACGCAAGACACGCTCTGGAAGTGCCTCTACTCGTCGAGCGAGCACGCATTCAAGCGCGGGCCGGACCTGCTCGTCATCCCCGTCGAGTTCAATGTCTCGAACATCTACTTCCAGGGCGCCGACGTGTTCGGGAACGACATCGGGACAGCAATCTGACCATCGCCGCTAATGGCGGCTTGAGAGAAAACGGAGGCACCAATGACCGATACGCTAGAAGAGCGTGCGGAAGACACGAGCTTGTCAGAAGTGGACAAGCAAGCCGAACGAGATGGAATTCTCGCTTCGCTCAGGGTATTGCACAAATTCATCTCCTGGTGGGAGATCGAAGGCTTTGGCTTGGTGGTTTGCCGACGGTTTCGGCGCACCGAGACCCTGACTTTCGCGAACGCTTCGCAGGCAGCCGACAAGAAGTTCGAGGCCGGTGCCGGCAACGCTAGCGAGCTCATGAATATCTGCGAAACGGCCGTCAAGACGACGTGCGTTTGGCCGAAGGACGCCCATACATCCGACTTCTTCAAGCGTCTTTTCGACGAATACCCCGACTGGTCAGGTGACGCAGCGGTAGCGATCCAGAAGCTATCGAAAGAGGGCATCCAGACCGAGGGAAAAGGCTAGACGAGGCCCGCTCTGCCCCCTATGTGGGCGGGCGGGCCTTGATTGCATTTCGGGGGTTGGAAAAAGACGAAAACGGGTCGTTCACGGACGAGACGGAGCTCGGCGCGGATCTCGAGTTCGAGTTTCAGAGCGCCGTCATCAACATCGACAGAAATCTGACGGCGTACCTGGAAGGCCTCGCGAAGGCAGCGCGCAAAATCAATGGCTGACGGCTCGGCAGACTTCACCCTACGCCTACGAAACCAGGTGACGGGACCAGCGCGCGCAATGTCGCGCTCGATCCGAGGTCTATCTGGCGACCTCCGTGACCAACAGCGTTTTTTCGCCAAGGGAGAGAGCGAATTTGCGAAGAAGATGAAGGAGCGGCGACGCCAGATGGACGTCGCCAACCGCCAGGACTTGCGAGCCATGGCGGCTCGACGGTCAGCGGCTGGGCGCGCGAGGGCGCTCGGGGAAAGGCTCGCCGAGCGCCGCACGGTTGGTTTCCAGCAACGCCAACTGCGCCAACGCGAAGCCGAGCGGGCCGCCCGACAGCAGGCCATACGTGCCGAGGGGATGGAGAAGCTAACAGGTGGCATGACGCCCGCTGGCGCAATGCTCGCCACGGTAGGGGCTGTCACGGCCCTAACCGCCGCCGTTGGCTTTCTGGCTGCCAAGTTCACGGGCGCCACGCTCGCCGCCGTCAGCTTCGCCCAGCGCTCGAAGACCGCGCTCTCGTCCATCCTGAAGGACGGCACCCTCGCCGCCCAGCAGTTCAGCGAGGTCCGTCGCGAGGCCGGCAAGCTCGGCATCGACGTGTTCGACACGGTCGACTCGTTCAAGATGCTTGCCAACGCTGGCTTTCAGGTGCCGATGGCGCGGGACCTGGTGCGCATGAGCGCCGATCTCCAGGCCCTCACTGGCTCTGGCGAGAGCGCGCAGTTCGCCCTGCGAGCCATCTCGCAGATCAAGATGAAGGGGCGGCTCCAAGCGGAAGAAATCACCGGCCAGCTTGCCGAGCACGGCGTTTCGGCAGACGAGGTTTACAAGGTCCTCGGAAAGACGCTCGGAAAGACCCGCGAAGAGATCCTGAAGATGCAGAAGGCCGGGGATCTCTCGGCCGATGTGGCGATCCCGGCGATCCTGCAAGCCGTCCGCAACCAGCTCGGCGTCAAGCAATCCGGCGGCTTCGCACTTCAGATGAACATGTCGTCGATCGGCGGCATGTGGAACACGCTAAAGAGCCAGGTCCAGAACGCCTTCATCTCGCTCGGTGAGCGCGTCGAGCCGGGGATCACGCGAGCCTTCCAGAGCATCATGGGCTCGATTCAGAAAGCCGTGGCGAGCCCGCAGATGACGGCGTTTACGAACGCGATCGTGGGCATGTTCGACACGCTCTCGGATTTTGCTGGGCGGATCGATTTCGCTACGCTCATGACCGACGCCGCCACCTCACTCGGGACAGAGCTCGTAAAGGCGGCCACGTTCATTCGGGACAACGGCGCTCAGATCCGAGAGAATTTCGTTGCGTTCGTCACCGCAATGGGCACGGGGCTCAAGATGGCCCTCGACTTCTTCAAACCGTTCCTCGTGTTTGCTAGCTCCGATTTTGCCAAATTCATGTTCACGCCGATGGACCAGAACACGAACGGCATCTTTGAGAAGCGCGCGAAAGAGTCCACGCCTGGCGCAGTGCCGAGCAATCAGCAGGGCATTGCGATGCGTGCCGGCATGGCAGGCGGCACCAAAAACTTCGACATGCGTTTCGGTGACATGAACTTCAACATTCAGGGCGGTGAGCCCATCGGGCCAGCCGTAGCTGGATCTATTACGGATCAGGTTCGACGCGAGATGCGTGCGCTGCTCGAAGGCTAAATGGCGGCCGCACAAATCCCAGGTTTCGATTCCACGCCGGCCGCCGAGGCCGACTGGTTCACCGCCATTCTCGGTGGGGCGATCCTTCCCGGGATCGTGACGGTCGAAAAGCTGAAGGTTGGCATCGACTGCGACACGAAGAAGGCAAAGGGCTCGGATCAGCCGACATCGAGCGACAACGGTCTCGATCCAGCGAAGTTTGCCATCCGCGTGTGGATGAATTCGGCTCATTATGCCGAATGGCAACAGGTCTTACCCCACTTCAATCCGCGAAGGCCGGGGCGCGACCGTGCCCCCTGTGAGTTCCTGCATCCCATGACGTACGAGCTCGGGATCAGCAACGTTCGGGTCATCTCGATCGAGAGTGAGCAGCCATCTGGCCGTCATGGTTTCGTGCGCGTCATCAACGTTGAGGAGTGGTTCGACAAGTCAAAGGCCGTGCCGAAGAAATCCCAGTCCAAGATCCGCCCACAGGACGCGTTCGACTACAAGCACGTGAGTGAGGCAATTGCGGTCGGTGGCGGTAACGCCGGAACGGTTGGGCTCTGGGGCGCTGGAGTTCGCCAGAACCAATTGAGCACGGGCGAGGAAGTGGACCCAAACACGTTCCAGCCGCTCGATCCGGGGAGCGAGGAGAGCATCGAAAACACGATGTTCGAGGAGCCTGTCAAGACGATCCGCGAGTACTTGGGGATCCCGCCGCGCGGCTTCCGATGATATGGCCACAGTTGGCGTAGGCATCTCCGAACAGCAGGCCGCAGCGGTCTCGCTGACCGACGAGGTCAGCGCGCTCACTCCTGACGAGCGCCAACGGGTAAACAAGCGCCTCGGCTCCTCGATCGACAAGAACCTCCCCGGAAGCCTCAAGACGGCCTTCGGGGTGAACCTGGACGCGGCCAAGCTCGTTTCCCTGACGGGCGCGGTCAAGACAGCAGTTCGGGCAAAACTCAGCACGGCGCTTGGCATCACCAAGGATACGGGCGTTGGCAGTTCTGGCGGCAGCGTTGGGGTTTCGCTTGGCGGTTCCGGCGGCGTCCAGGGTGGCGTCAATCTTGGGGCCTCGCTTGGCATCGGTGGCGGAGTCAGCGCCGGCCTCGAGGGCTCACCGCTTGCCGGCGTGAAGATTGCGGGCGGCGCCGATCCGAAGGCGATCCCAGGCCTCACATCCGGTATCACCGTTCAGGATCCGGAGTCGGTCAAGATCCAGGTGAGCGCGATGCGTGACGTACAGGTCACGCTCGATTTGCTCATCACCAATTCTCTCGTCGGTTCCGGTCTTTCTGAACAGGAACAGGAGACGGTAAAGGCGGAGATCAAGCCACAGCTTGACAAGGCCGTTGAGGATTCGTTCAAAGCATCGTTCGGTCCCCACCCGAACTTTCCCCACGCAATGGGGGAGCGTCTGCTGGATGCCACGGTTCGCATGCAGCGCGCTGGCACGTGGTCGGCGATGGTCACGATGGATCAGCTGGAGCTTGAGACGGCGCCGCCAACCGGGCCCATGTCGTTCGTCATTGAGGGGCTCGAATTCCGTGGCACGGTCACGCCGGGGCGCTCCGGCCGCTCGATGGGCGGCAGGACCACATTGCGCCTTGTCGGCGGCGCAGGCGGCCTGACCCACACGCTTGAGGCCCGCAACTACGGTGGCGACCTCACCACCGTCAAAAGCGTCGTCGATGACATCATGAGTGACTCGGGGGAGACGCTCTCGGCGGAGGCCGACCGCTCTATCCTCGGAAAGCGCCTGAGCTCATGGCAGCGCGTCCGCGGGCAGGGGAGGCACGCGCTCGATAGAGTGCTCGAGAAGTTCGGTGCTACATGGCGAGTGCTTCGCGACGGAACCATCTGGATCGGTATCGACACGTGGCCCGAGGTTGAGCCGGACGGAACCGTTCTTGACGACGATTGGGGTGACGGCTCGATCGGGCTAGCCCCTGATACGCCGACCATGGTCCCCGGGATCGTGGTCCGCGGGCAGCGCGTCGAAGAAGTGATACACACGCTCAGCCGGTCGGGGTTGAGAACAACGCTCCGATCTGTTGGTCCCCGCTCTCTCATCGACGATGCGCTCGAGCCGGTGCGCCACAAGGTCGAATACACGAAGCGCTACCGCTGTAGCGTCGTCTCGCAGGATGGCGACGGTCGCGTCAACGTTTTCGTGGATGACGAGCGCATGAGAGGGCGCGGGGTCGCCCAATGCGCCGTTCGGGTTGGGATTCCAGGCACTCAGGTGACTGTCCCGGCTGGCGCTAGGTGTCTTGTTGGTTGGGACGACGGGGACCCAGCGCTACCATACGTAGATGGGTGGGAAAGCGGGACGGTGAGCACGCAGATTTCTATCGACGGGGGCACAGCTGGCGCGCTCGGTGTTGGCGCCATGGTCAGGATTGTTTTTCCGTTCACACCCATGGCGGCAGCGCCAACGCCGCTCCCGATTTTTGGTTTCGTCGAGGGCCCCGGGAACGCGAAGCTGAAGGTCTGAGGTGGCCGAGTACGTCGGAGGGTTCACGGTGGGCGGCGCGGTACCCCTGGCGGCGCTTGCCGTCGGCTCCGCGAACGCAACCATCCTGGCAGTGCTGCCAGACGCCCAGTCGCGGCTCGCGGGTGCCATTCAGGCAGGCGTATCCGTCTCGGGTTTGCCGCCGAGCCTTGCCGCTATCGCAACGCTCGGAGCAGCCGCAGCGGCGAGCATTCAGGCCATGATGGTCGCCCCGACGGTGGGCGTCAGCGCGGCAGCTGTCGGCTCGCTCATCGCCGAGCTCGGCGCGGTTGTGGCAGCGCTTCAAGTGCAGGCTTCACTAATCGCTGAACTCCAGGGCATTCTTTCGACGGCTGGCGTGCATATGTGGCTCACCGAGGGTGAGGTCGGTGGCATGGGCGCTGACCTTCAGTCGGCACTCGGTAACGGGATCCCTGGTGGTAGCGGACCGTCACAACTTGGAACGGGTTTTTTCATCGTCGCGGCCGACAACGGGACGATTGCCGTCCTGCGGCAGGTCTTTGCGGGCTAGCTGGTTTCCCTTGTTCCAGACCAATCGCCCAGTTGCGAACATGAAGAAGAGCGGCACGCCGCAGAACAGCAGAATGAACAGCCAGTGAATCGGCGCCAGTGAGCCCATCAGGGCACAACCGTAGCGGTCACAGCCGACGGCTGAAGCTGAAGCCGAACACCCCCGGCACCGTTCGACACAACCGGCTCACTCTGCGCCCCGATGATGTTCCCGGCCGCATTCCGAACGACGACGCTGGTCAGCAGATAGAAT